CTAGAATCTTCGGAGTTACGACCAAGGTCGTATAGTCGTTGTACTTTTCGTCTACGAAACTATAACTGAATCTTTCGGGATTTTGCGGTTCACGTTTCTCAATAGGATAGTAGTCATAGTAGACGTATCTTTCGTTCTCGTAAAACATGCCCGCAAATGATTTACCGTTGTCTTCCCAGTCAAAGGGCTTAGGGTCTGCCTTGATCTTTGTCTTTTTCATTTAACAAACCCCTTTTCTTCTAAGACTTGATTAATGACCCATTTAGCCATATCAATAGACTCGTAAAAGTAAGTACGAATGAAATATTCTACTCTGTTACCTTGAGTATCCTTAACGTAGATGCGTCTGTCTTTGAATGGGGTCTCCCCGTGATATTCAATACAAATGGTATAGCCTTTGTATTTTCTTTCTTCATAGTCTTTCATTTTATCTCCTGCCTTTCGGCTTTTTCAATTTATCTTCCGATATTAGACTGTTTTTCTACTAGCGTAAACCCCTTTTGGAATAATCAATCCTTGAACCTAACGTCCGACCAGTCCATGTGGTCCACCTCTTTTTCGTATGGCTGGAAGTCCCGGGTCTTGAAACTGTACTTGAACTTAACCTCACCGATCTTGCCGTAGAGGTCTTGCTCTCTTATCTTTCTGGTAATCACGCTGGTAGTGTTGTCGTCAAAGTCCCGGTGGACTGTTAGGACGGCGTCACTCTGGTTGTGCCAGTGGCTTGCTCCCGAGATATCGTAGGCGGTCGGAGGAAGGTAAGACCCGTCGTTACCCTTCGGTAGTTTCGTCGGGTGGGCCACACACCAGGTCACGACTTCGTAGACCCGTGAGAATCTTTTGCATAGGGAGATGAAATCCCTGATATGCTCGTCCTCTCTCGTGTTCCCGGAACGCTTTGCGTCTACCTCGTTGTAAGGGTCAATGACCAATCCGTTTATTCCGAACTTGAAGACGCTGGACTTAGCGACGTCCAAGATAGTTTCTATAGTCGGAACGCTCTCCCTCGTCTCTATGAAGTAGAAGTGCCTATTTATAAATTCTAATGACCTGTTTAGCTCTTCTTTAGTCATTCTGTTTTCAAAGCCCTCGTCAAACGCCTTCCTGCTATGCATCTGGACCAACCTCCTGACGTGCATCTGGGTAGAGTGCTCGGGGCTATAGATCGCGAATTTCCAGCCATGGTTCTTTGCTAACATCAGAAGAATCTGATCTAGGAAGATTGACTTTCCGTGGTTCGGTATTCCGGTGATAGTGTGGAAAGTTCCAGTCATTATTTTGTAGATGTCGTCTAGACCCTTGAGACCTATCTCAATCGGCTTTTCGTAGTTCCCGTCGTAAAGGTCTTGGAGTTGGCTGTAGTAGTCGTTTGCCATGTAGAGTCCGTCTATCGGGTAGGGCTCGGCTTCTTCAATTACCTTTCTCAATTTTTCGTGTCCGTGCTTTTCAAGAATGTCGTTTGCGTCTTTAGTTCCTTCCGGGTACCTGACGAACCAACAGACGTCCTTGCCGAATCTGTGGAGCAGCTCTTTATGTAGCGCCTTCCCGGGCTGGTCGTTGTCCGTGAATAGGATTACCTTCTTAGCTTTCAGCGGGCAGTTCTGCAGCGCCTTGAATCTTGCGTCGTTGTCGTTGAACTTTGCCTCTTTGGGAGCTCCGTTGGGAAGCGATGTCGCGTCTACGCCTATTTCGTGAAGGCTAAGCACGTCCATTTCTCCTTCCACGAAAACTATGGACTCGCTATTCGCAACATTTTTGTAGTTGAAGAGTATCTGCTTAGCGCCTTGGGTCTGCCTGAATTTCTTAGACTCGTTTCTGTATTTTATGTTTTCTAGTTCGCCCTGTAGGTTGAAATACTGTAGACCGTACCAGCCGTTCTCCTCAAAGACCTTGAAGAAATCTACTGTCTTCCGGGAGATTTTTCTTCTCTCAAAATAACGGTACATTCTGTCGTTCACGTTCTCCTTCGGCGGTTCGGGCTTTACGTACTCCTTTTTCTTGGGTCTGTACATCTTGTCGCTGTTATTGAAGTAGCTCCCGCGCCAGTCGCAGTGGTGGCATAGCCAAACTGTGCCTTCCTCGTTGATAGTGACGCTTAGCGGATTGTCCGCCGGATTGTGGTCATGGGGCTGGCACTTAGGGCATTTAGTCTTCTGGGTTCCGTGTTCAAATTTTCTCAGTCTTATTCCTTCTTCTTCTGGCTTCTTGTTCATCTCTACCCCGCTAGGTTGTTTATGCTTTTGGTTCTGTGCACTTCTGTGTCGTTTTCTAGATAGTCGTTCCACCTCTCCTGATTAAGCCAGGTCGTAGGGTGGGGAATGTATTTTAGATCGGAACTTCTGTTCTCTTCCGCGAATCTTTTGGCTGCGTAGACTATCTGCTTCATGTTCTTTGCGTTCTTTAGAAAGATTTTTCTTGCCTGTGCCTTGTTGATCTTTCTAGGATAGAAGTTCCAGAATAGGTCAAACATATATTCTCTTTCTTTATTGTCTTCTTTAGTATTAGTGGTCTTTAGGACACCCAGCTTCCCGTCTGCAGGCACCCTATGGTTTCCAGAGACCATACCCCCTATTTTGAGATGATATCTGTTGCTGGTGTTTCCGCCGTTATCAAGCTTTCTGTGCTCTATAGTAAGATAACCAAGTTCTTCAAATTCCTTTATGGCCTTCTGAACTCCCTTGAAGCTCTTGAGACCTATAAGACCCGCTATGTGCCTGTAAGAGGGGTAACAGCTTCCGTTTTCGTCTGCGTAGTTTGCTAGTATCACTAGAATGAACTTTTTCGTAGGCGTCAAACCGTTTACCTTCAAGGCATGATTTAAGTATTCAATTGACATGTTGTCTCCAAAGATTTAGGCAATAATAATCCGAAAGGTTTTTTTAGTAAAACCTTTTTTGGAATATTCCTAAAGTTTCCAGAAACTAATTATTTTTTCCGCTATCTTTTTTATCATATAAGGCGGAACGGACATGCCCGTAACGTACTGTACTCTCTGCCCGCAGAAGTCAAAATCGTCCGGGAACGTTTGCGCCCTAACGAGTTCTACGTCTGAGAAGTAACAAGGTTTATCCCATAGAGTAAGAGTATCTCCTGTAGCTAAAACCGAAGGTATCGGGTGGTAAGGATTTATCTTGAACGTTCCGAAGAAGTAGCCCTTCTTATGCGCTGTACCGAGGTTGTTTCCCGGTTTGGTAGCTCTCCATATTTCTTTTTGTAGAGGCGATAGCTCTTTCCTTTCCCCGTAGTCGTTCAAACCTTTCATCATGTCAAAGTAGTTTCTTACCTTGTCATTGAAGCTAAATTCTATCTTAGGCAAGTCTAGGTCTTTGCGACGGCTTACGAAGAAGACTCTCCTTCTAGCCTGAGGTACAGACATTCTTGCTGAGTTAAACTGGAAGAGCTGCACGTCGTAACCTGCCTCTTTTAGACCTGTAAAGATTTCTTTTACGTAGCCTCTTGCGTTCGCTCTAAGCATTCCTGTAACGTTCTCAGCAATCGCTACCTTCGGTTTAAGTTTCTTAACTGTATCTATGTAGTGGAAAAAAAGATCGTCCAGTCTTTGCACTTCTTGCCCTTCTCTGAAAAAATGCTCTTCCCCCCACTTAGCCTCTCGGCTGCCCGCCATGCTAAAGACAGAGCAAGGGGGAGAGCCGTCTAGTATATCTAGGTTAAAAAGTTCTTCCGGGAGGTCTCTGTCATCAATCTTGTTGAAATCCTGTATTCCCATTCTGAAAGAGTGCCTAGGATTGTGGTTCGTCTTGTAAATCTCCATAAGCTTTTCGTCAATCTCTAGACAGCCTACTACTTCGCAGCCCGCAAGTTTGTAGCCCATGGTTGAACCGCCACCGCAGCTAAAGGTACTGAAAACATTAACGCCGTTTTTCTTCGTTTTTTTTAGATCGGTAAGGGACCAAGATACAGGTAGCTCAGGCATCTCCGAACTCAAAGCCGCATCTAGGGCACTTGTTTTTGAAATTGTCTATGTCTTCAAGCAGTATTTCTTGATCTGCTTCAAATTCCTTTTCCATGTCCAAGCCTTCTAGAGGGTCAAGACCTACGAATGATTTCATCTCCTTCTGGTTCCAGCCCAGCGCGGCTATGTCAAAGTCGCCCTCAGTAAGGGCTCTTAGTTCTCTCTGCAGAATGTCGTCGTCCCACTCCGCGTTTAGACCTATCTTGTTATCAGTAATTATGTAAGCTCTTTTCTGTAGATCGGATAGTCCGAGAAGTTTTAGAGTAGGAACTTTTTCAAGACCGGCTCTCTCTGCTGCTTTAAGTCTTCCGTGGCCCGCCAGTACTGAATTGTCTTCGTCTATTATTATCGGGTTAGTGAAGCCAAACTCTCTTATGCTGTTCGCTAGTTGCTCTATCTGCTCGTCGTTATGGACCCTTGAGTTGTTTACGTCGGCGTTGAGCTCGTCAAGCTTTTTGTTTTCTATTTTCATTTTTGACTCCGAAAAAATCATTGGGCTGCACTTTGCCCTCGGTTACTTCGTTGATTAGCAACAGCTCAGTCTTTCGGGGAATCCTTACCCCAGTAATCCACTTAGCTAGAGTGCCCTGGGGTATTCTTACCCCTTTCCTTTTTCTGACATCTTCTATGAAAGAAGATTGCGTCAATTCTTTTTCTTGTAGATATTCTTTGAGTTCCATTGTTTACATTATTCCAAATATGAATATAATGGTTTGAAGTCAGTTAGTCAAATGAAATAAATTGAGGTTTTAAAATGACACAAATTGGAAACAAAAGTTGGGGGAACTATGAAGAATAACCCCTTTGAAACACATGGCATAGATCATCTCTCGCCGTCTTCTATAAACTGCTACATAGATGATGTGCCTCTCTGGATTATGAGGTACCTCTTCGGCTATAGAAACGGCGGCGGACCCGCAATGTGGAGAGGAACCGCCGTAGATCACGCAGTCGGAAATTTCTTCGGCTGTAACGGAAAGAAGCTCTCGCTGCCCGAGGCTATAAAGGAGTCCGACTCTGAATACAAAAGACTTCTTGACTACTGTAATACCCAGTACCCTGAGCAGATAATAGATGTTGATAAGTACAACAGGGAAGGCAGAATGGTATCTTCTTACACGAAGGCTGCACTAGAATTCTATTCTAAGCTCGGAGAGCCGAGCTCTTACCAAAAGGAAATAAGTTTAAGCTTGGAGGACGTGCCGGTTCCTATAACCGGTTTCATAGACCTTCAATACGAGGACATTATTAGGGATATCAAGACTACAGGTCGTATGCCTAGTAAAGTGTCCGACGCTCATGCTAGGCAGGTCTCTGTCTACGCAAAGGCGGAGGGCTGCGTTCCTCTCCTAGATTACATCTGCGTCTCTAGCAAGGGAAGCGAGGTAGTCACCCAGCCAGTTGAGGGAGTGGAAGCGCATATTAAAGTGGTAAGACAGGTGGCGTTAGCGATAATGAACCTTCTGTCTTTTTCAAATGATAAACAAGCTATAGCGGAACTCTTCTATCCGAACCTTGACGACTGGAAGTGGGGCGACGACGAGAAGAGGTTCGCGGAGCAAATATGGAGCATAAAATGAAGGACGACTTGATTGAATGTATAAATGAAATAGCCAATCTTCCTAACGAGGATAAGGTAAACATAAGGGGCAAGTTCTACACGACTGTTGATAAGCGCGTACAAGTGTTTAGGAAACATTTTGGTAGTCTTGGAAGAATAACGACATGCGTGAAGCACAACGATCTTGAAAGAGTAGTGGTAGAGGCTTCAATCTCTATCTGCAGGAATAACGACTGGGAAGTTGTCGGCAACGATTTCGCCGAAGAGTTCCGAAGCCAAGGACCGGTAAATAAGACCTCGGCTCTTGAGAACTGCTGCACTTCTGCTATCGGAAGAGCCCTAGCGGCCTGCGGTCTTGGTGGCGGAGAATATGCGTCTTCCTTTGAGGTGGACAACGCCATTAACAACAAGGAAGAAGCGCCTAGTCTTGAGAGCGGTTACGTCCTGAGAAGGTCAAACGGGACCGTAATTTCGCACAGCATTGACGAGAAACTTTTCATTAAGACCTTGAGAAAGTTCTTAGGCGACCCGGAAAATGAAGATCATAAAGAGCTTTACGAAGTGAATATGAACGAGGTCAGAAGGGCTTACGAGCACGCAACACTAAAGAAAGATATAGAAGCCTACGCTAAACTTATAGACCTCTATGAAGGAGAGGGTGAGGAAGATGAGCAAGGCGAATAGTCTTACCGATTACGTATTCCTCTGCATGCGTGACAATAACTGGTGGACCTTCTGGGAGTTGCAGAACTTGATTAAGTTCAAGACAGGCAACTTCTATGGGGAGCCGTCAATCAGCGCAGCTATCCGGGATTTGAGGAAGGAACCGTACAGGCATAAGTACGGCCTTCCTCTCTCCGGGGAGATAGTGGAGAAAAAGAGAATAAACAACGGAAGAGGTTACAAATACAAGCTAAAAGGAGTAGAAAATGGCTAAAGAAAAATATGAAATGAAAGATAACAGTGGAAGTCTTTTCCACGAGACTAAGGTAACTGTGCCTAGAAAGGGCAAGTTTAAGATCAACGGGATAGAAAGATACGGCGCTATTCTTAAGTACGAAGACAGAGACGGAAAGGAAAAGTACGAGCTCGTTCAGTCTTTAGGTCTTCTTCACTACAATCCGCCTGAGGAGAAGAAGAACCCTATGACTCCAGACATCGGGGGCAAGATAACTTTGGTTGATAGTTCGGACCCTGACAACAAGGTTTTCAAGTGCGGAGGCTATGCCAACACAACGCAGTCCGGGGTTGATTACACCGGATTGAAGTTCACTAGGTACGATAGCGAGGGGAATCTAGTCATACCTGACAAAAAGGAAAGTAAAGACCCTGCGTTCTAAGTGGAAGAGGAAGTCTGGCATCACCGTATTCGCGCGTTAGCAGAGCCAATTCAAAAGGCGGAGTACGAGGTCTTTGAAGCGGAGGCTAACGTGAAGAGGCTTATGGCACGTCTAAAGTTGGAGGCTACTTCTAAGGGCTGCCGGACTGTTTCCGCTCAGGAGGTCTATGCTGAGAACAAAGAGGAGATGTATCTCGCTAGACTTGAGGTAGGAACTAAGAAAGGACTGCTTGCAGGGTTGAAGGTAAAGCTAGATTCCCTAAAGGTAGGGTTTGAGGAGTGGCGTACCAAAATGGTAAACGCTAGAGAAGAAGCAAAAAGATACGGAGCGTAAATGAAAAATTTAAAAGTAGGACAGATATATTTACAAGGTTCTAAGAGAGAGCTATACAAGGTTCTAGACGTGGTGACAACCAATGTCCAAGGATTCAAAAGGGAGGAGGTCGTTATGGGCTGCCTTAAGACGAACGAGGCTATAAGCATGCCCCAGGCTAAAATAGACGAAAGCTGGAAGTTTCTCTCCGACTCGGACATTCAGACACAGTACGTCAAGAGAAAGGTTTTTCTAGACAGCGACAACAGAATAGTAGTTCTCTCCGAGAAGCTGATTGACCCGCCTAAACAGGCAAGCCAGAAGAAAGGCAAGCAGGAGCCCGCGACTGCGATACAGATAGCCATGGAAGAGGCGCAAGCTAAGCAAAACAAGAAGGTCGTGAACATAGGACACATAACCAATATCCATGAGAACAAGAAAGTAGAAGAAGAAAAAGAGCTTGACGTGCTAGATTACAGAAACTTCGCGTCATGTACATACGAGGAGTTATCGCTGCTCGGAAACGTCTTCGGGGACAATCCGGACACGGTAAAGAACTGCAGCGGTAAGTTTCAGAGGGGAATGAAAGCTCTCCATTTACAGTGCCTTGATAGATTCCGGGAGAATAACATAAGCATAGCCGATCTAAGGGGATACTGCCCTAACAGACAGACGGGCAATCCTCTTACACTATCTGGCACTATAAACAGATTAAACAAGGCGATCTGGCATTTCGGTACTGTTAGGGAGAAGAAGCTCTATGGCTGGGGCTAGATTTATTCTCTCTATCTTGTTCTTAGCCTTATTAGGCTGCGAGACCTACGTAACTTACGACCAAGAAAAGAAGGACTTTGTTGTGAAAAAGGGAATGCCTGAGGAAGGTTCTATAACCATAGAACCCGGGGAGAACTGCGAAACAGTAGATGATGTTTTTGTAGTCTGTGGAAAATGAAAGGAAGAAGACCTACAGCAGAGGAGAAGGACCACATGGACCGGGTCAGAGAGATCGGCTGCGTGATTTGCAGACAGCAGGGAAAGGGTAGGAGACCCTGCGAGATACACCACGTCTACGGCAAGACGAAGCCTGGCGCACACTTCTACGTCCTACCACTCTGCTTTGAGCACCATAGAATGGGAAGCGGGAAGGAGCCGATAAGCAGGCACCCCTTCAAGGCTAGATTTGAAAAGACTTACGGCACCGAGGAAGAGCTTCTTAAACTGGTAGATGAACTTCTGGACCTAGACGCCTACAGCGAAACCTTGCCTTTCTAATGGATAAGAAGACCCGAAGCAGAGTGATGTCCTCAATAAAGGGCAAGGACACCAAACCTGAAATCAAGGTCAGAAGGTACCTGCACTCTTTAGGTTTCAGGTTTTGCCTTCATAAGAAGGAGCTCTCCGGGAGACCGGACGTTGTTCTTCCTAAGTATAAGACCTGTGTTTTTGTCAACGGCTGCTTCTGGCATAGCCATAATTGCAGAAAGGGAAAGAGAAAGGTCAAGACCAACAAGCCTTTCTGGGAAAACAAGTTCCTTAAGAACCGGGAACGGGACCGTAGGAACAGGAGAATACTTCGCAATCAGGGCTGGAAGGTCGTTACGATCTGGGAATGTCAGATAGAGAAGCCTAAGTTTCTTGATAAAATGGTCAGTAAGATACTTGAATAATTATTCCAAAAGGGGTGTACGCTAATTCTTTTTTAGCGCAATATATAAAAATAAATTGAAAAGCCGGAAGGCAGGAGAAATAAAATGAAATTAACTGAAAAGGAAATGCTTGAAATACAAGCAGAAGGTCGTATAGACAAGTGCACTAAAGAAGAAAAAAAGCAAGTCTTTGCTTTCTTTTTTGGTGAAGACTACATGGAGTCTGAGGATAAAGGCTCTCTAAAAGAAGTAGAGGAACTATAAATGTGCGACAACAAATTCAATCCCTTTGAAGGTCTAGAAGAGGACTTACACACCTCTCCTAAGGTAGAGTCTAAAGATCATTCCAACTATCTAGAAAGCGCTGCTCCCTTCTCTAAACCAAAGAGGGAGAACAACTACGACTGCGAGCACTGTGGGGGTAAGGGTACCTACAAAAAGCGCTACTTCTACAGTAGCGGGGAAGTCAAGACCTTTGAGAACAAGTGCTTCAAGTGTAATGGAAGAGGTGGATTTTCAACATCTCCAGAACAGAGAGAGAAGGCAAGGATTGCCCGAAAGCAAAAAAAGGCGAATGAGAAGCTTGATAATCTAACTGGATTTGCGGAGCTAAGACCTGAAATATGGGAACACCTGAATAAAAACAAGACTATTCCGGGTAGGTTCTCTAATTACAGTTCTTTCTGTGACTCTCTTCTAGAAGGCGTAGCTAAGTTCGGCGATCTGACTGAAAACCAGATTGCTAGTGTAGAAAAGAGCATAGTCAAGTCTAAACAGTGGGAGAAGGAAAAAGGCAAGCCTAAGACTAACCTAGACCTTTCTGTTGTAAGAGAAAGACTTCTTAAAGGAAAGGAAAACCTTAAAAAGCCTATCATAAGGGCAGGAGATACTTTCAAGTTTAGCTTCGCCCCGGAGGAAGGTAAGAACAAAGGCTTCATCTACGTTAAGCATCACGAAGACTATATAGGCAAGATCGCAGAAAACGGCGACTACTTTCCTTATAAGGCTTCTAAGCAACAGATAGACTATCTTGAGAAGTTTGCGAAAGACCCAGTAGCAGAGCTCAAGCTTTACGGTGATACTACCGGTAAGTGCGGATTCTGTTCCAGAAGACTTACGGTCAAGGAGTCTGTGAAGAGAGGATACGGTCCTACTTGCGCAGACAATTTTGGATTACCATATAACCATACGGAGGCAAATTAAATGGCAGGTATCAAATTTACAGGCACCCAGTTAGAGAAGTATCTGGGTCTAATGAGGGAATGCGAGTTCCTAGACAACGAGGAGACGAGCGAGTACCTTAGGGAGGTCTACAACTCCACCGAGGACGAGGATATCAAGGTGGTTTGCAAGGCATACTGGAGAACTCAGCAGGCGGTCGCCGATATTGAGCAAAGGGCGGTGAACAAGCTTCGCAAGAGAACCAAGCTCAAGGTAGTTAAGTTTTAGGCATGTACGAGGTAATAAACGTTCCCCTTTCCGGGAAGGAAGAAAGCCTGGAATACGGCTGCAGGTGCCGCGTCAAAGGTCAGTGCATCTTCGGGAGATTTGAGGGCTACACCTCATCTAGCAAGACGCATGTCTATTTCTGGGACGAGGAGCTCTGTAGGCAGGTCGTGTACAAGAGGGAGAAAATTGAGAGGAGTTACGAAAGGCTATGGTAGAAGACAAGAATAGAGTAGTTGAGCGAGTGGTAAAGCATCTTAACGAGACCTACGGTTTCAACGTGCTTACCCTCAGCGACAACCAACTGAAACAGACGCTTACTACCTTTGACTACATAAGGCTGAGCGACGCCTTCATTCTCGGGATAGATCAGTGGGACATAGAGACTTGCATTGACTGCGGTAATACGCTAAACGAGTGCGAGCAAAGATCGGGCAAGGGCTATAAATGTTGGATATAATCAGACACGTTATTTCTGGTACTTATAACGTTCTGAGGGGGTGGTTAGCTTACATTGATGATTCTCCAAATATCGTCTAATCTAACTATCCCCACCAATATTTACTTTTATCGTTAAAAAAAGGTTAAAATAGTCATAGAAGCCGACTCTCCTAGAGTTCTCCCAACCTAACAACGGCTTCTGTTTCCAAGACAATGGGGAGGCTTGCTGCAGTTTAATTTTTTTCGTACAGCAAGCCTTCTCTCTTTTTTCTCTCTCTTTTAAGGTGTCTTAGGTAACGTTTTGCCTGCTTCACTTCCCAGTAGGACAAGTAGATTCTAAGACCTACCGAAGCAAATATGAGAAAAGTCGCAAGTATTACTACTTTTACTAGATCGGGGTCTAGATCATTCACCCTTACTGCTCTCGGACTGATACTTGATGTTAAGTCCGGCTAGAGTGCAAAGCCTGTTTTTCTCGTCAAGCCCTTTCGCCGTTAGCCTGTAGTGCTCGCCGCTTTCTTCTACGAAACCTTCCTCTATAACGTTTGAGAGGTCGTCTTCCGAGAGTTCCTCGGCAAACATGACGGCAAGAAGTACACCTAGTTTTCTGTTCTGCGTCTTAGAAAGGGGCATTAGATATCGTACCAGTCCTTACCTTCAAAAAGCAGAGCCTCGGCGTTTCTTCTCCTTACTAGGCCGTTGAGAACCTCGCCACCAGCCTTGTTCCACCTTCTTATCTGTGACGGAACTCCGTCTTTGTCGCCTTTGTTAAGAACCTTTAGAAGGGTAGAGCTCGCTAGGTTCGTAGGTCCGAGGTTGTAGACCCAGCAGACAAGAGCGTCAAACTCGTTCTGGCTTAAGGGTATCTCAACCAGCTTATCCACGTAATCCTCGTATTCCGGGAGTTCTTCCTTGAGCATTACCTCTGCCTCCTCTTTGGTGATCTCCATTCCTTCCTTAACGTTCTTAGTATGCCCGTAGCCAATGGTCCAAACGCCTACGCTATCCTGATAAGCCCTTAGTTCGCAGCCCTCAAACTTCTTAAGTAGGGCTATTCCCTCTTCCGAAGTCCTCATCTTACGCCCAAACCTTAGTCTTCTTGCCACCCCAGTACTCAACTGCGTGGCCTTCTCCGATAAGGATTTGACAGATGTCTTTTCCTTCTTTCGTGTGAGGTATTCCCAGAATCCTGCCATATTTACCTTTACCCAATGATAGTAGTTGCAATTCCTCGCCGCAGAGCTCCTTAAGCCTCTCTTTCGCAGCAAGCCCCAGTTTCTTCTCCTCTAGATTCCTAGTTCTAGATTCCGGAGTGTCTATGCCCGCGAGCCTTACCCGCTGCTTTGTAAGCTGGACCTCAAAGCCTAGGTCTATGTGCACGTCTATAGTGTCTCCGTCTATCACTCTGTCTAGAGTGCAGTTGTAATAGAAGGGTTGTTTAGTCGCCATTTTTCACCTCGTCGTATTCTCTGTAGTACTGGACTATCAGAAGTATGTTGTTCAAGTATCTCTTTAGTTCCGCCATGTTGTTTGAGAGGTTCTCGTACTGCTGAGTAGTTAGGGAGTAGTAAGCCCTCTCCTGCTCATCTCCTGACTCTATTAGTCTTAGGTATTCGCCCATGATTTCCGGAGTAAGTACCTCAAACTTCACTGCAAGCATTTGAAGCTCTACCGGGAGCGGCGGGTGGTACATCGGCGGTCTTTCCGCAATCGTCCTGACGTCTACAGGAGTTGCCCTCGGTATAGAGGCGCAAGACACGCAGAAAAGGCTAATTATCAGTACTATCTTCTTCATCAAACTGGTTTGGGTTGGTTAGGGCTACCAGGTCGTTCATTACCTGCTGGGTGCCCTTGTTTACGCGCTTTTCTATTAGACCCGGCTTCATCAGAGCAAGATTGTCTAGATCGTGCCTTGCGAACTTGTTCCGTAGCTCTTGGCTCTCTCTAAGCGCCTTGTTCTTCTCTATCTCCATGGCGTTAAGCGTCTTGGAAACCTCGTTCTGTTTTTTTAGGTAGCTCTTTATGGAGTCGTTTTGCTCGGAGATTTTGGTTTCTAGCTGTTGCTGGTTTGCGGCTAGGATTGCGTTCTGGTTCAGAAGGTATTTTATGTAGAATGCAGAGCCACTAGCTGTGGCAAGCAGAAGAACGCCTAAAACTAAAGATATTTTTAGTCCCATGCTGAGACATCTTATCCGCTTCCCTGTCTAATGACAATAGTAGAAGAGCTGCCCCCGTTTACCTTGACCTCGTTCATTATCCCGTCCTGTTCAAGTATCACGGTATACGAACTGTTGCTGTCTATTACTATGTTAGCGTTGTCGCTCACTTCTCTCTTCATGCTTATGGTCTGTCCGGAGACTACCGTTGTTATCTGGGTACTGGTGTCTTGCCCGACGTTAGTTCCCTTCACGTCTACCGAAGTAGCTACTCTGTTAAGTTCTTCCTCTTCCTCTACCCGGTCTAGTTCATTTATTATGTCCAGAAGGTCTTCAAGAAAATTTACGTTAAGGGCGTCGTAATCAAGCTCTGTGAACTCAAGCTCCCGGTTCTCAAGTTCGTCCTCTGCCAGTGCGTCGTATTCCAACTCGTCAAAGTCAAGAATGTCGCCTTGGCGTGAGTCAATGGCTTCTTCTTCTTCTTTTACTTTCCTAGGCGGATTGACTATCAGCATGTTATCTATGAACTCTAGGGTCAGGTCTAAGATAACAGGCTTGGAGGGCGGAGATTCAAAGGTAGTGGTCGTCGTAGCCTGGTAGGGCTGGTTTAGGACTACTTCGCCAAACAGAGTGCTTACCACTATTTCCCCGGAAGCAGTTCCGTCCGGGTTCGGCAAGAGAATGAAAAGACTCTCTCCCGTGTCTGCCTCAACCGTTACCGTGAAATCCGTACCCCTTATGCCTACGACCGCGCTATTAGTTTTTACGACCATGTTCTTCTTGTTTATCTTGCCTAGTAACCCGCTCGTGAATCTAGCGGTCCCTTTCACGAAACTAACAGCGAGTTTAGAGTTATCGGGATTTGGGTCAAAAACGAACTCGTCTATTATTACCTGAGAGTGCTCTGTTATTTTTATGGTGGTGTCGTCTATAAAGCGTATACCCATACGACCCGCCTCTGTTTGCGCCTGGTCGTAAGATTGAATGTTGAAGTTCTGCGTTACTTCAAAAGTACCGTCTCTTTTTATCTGGGCGTAGCCCGATACCTCCTCTACAGAACCAATATCAAGGACAGCTTGTGCTTGTGCCTTGGTCGTTTTGAATGATACAGAAAGTACCATTATTACCGTCAGAAGTAATCTTGAGCCAATCGTTATCCTGTGTAGATGCCTGTGTAACTGTAATTTCTCTGTTGTTTCCGTCATGTGTTAAATGAAAATAACCGCCCGCGAAACCGTCTCCGTTGTAATTTACGGTATTGTCGTCTCCGTCTATGTTCATGTAGTTAGTAGCCCCGTCAATATCTATGTCGGCGTCAATGGTGTTTGTATCTCCCTGTATTGTCCAGTCTAAGTCTAGAGAACTAGCCATAGATGTAACGGCTTGGTCTAGAGACATGTCATTACTATTACCGGTGATGTTCACTTGAAGATTAGAACTGTCTGCCCCGAAGGTGTTGTTCGGGTCTATCTGTACGTCAAAAACATTAGAGTTACCGTCAAATTCAAAGAAACCCGTGAAAGTGTCTGCTGTTATATCCCCTCTAAACTTGTTGGCATCACCGATCTGGTTTATGTCAAGAGTCATCGTAGCCCCGTCTAGATCAAGAGCGGTCATTGTTCCTGCTACGGCGTCAGAACCACCGACCAGGTTACCCGCGCCTAGTTGTTCAACATCTAAGTTGAAAGTGGCTCCGCTCTGGTCAATAGATACCTCGTTGTCTGCGATAAACAGGTACCCCGAAAAAAAAGATATAAAAAATATTACTGTTATTCTCTTCATTCCTTGAAACTCCATAGTTTTTTTCTATGTCCCTTCTCTATGATTCTGAGAACAGCGTATTCAATTGCTGATTGCAGTGCAATAGTTACAGACTCATTTTCCACGTTTCCGGACTCAATTTCAATAAGCTCGGTGTTGTTTTTCACGAACCTGAATAAATCGCCGTTCGTGCTAGTGCTAAGTATGGTCTTAGTTACTGTAGTCTCCACCAATATTCTGCCGGAAAGAACTGAGACCAGTCTCAGGCTGACGGTGACCGTATCCTGACGGTACTGAGTGCTTACGCCTATCCCTAGGGCTCTTGCGCCGTTCCCGCCAGAGCGTACATTGCTCTCGTATGCAACGACCCCGCCCTCAAAGAGCATGCCGGCAAAAAGCAACGGTTTAAGCTTTTGCTCTTCATCAAAATCCTTTCTAGTGCTTCTTATTATCTGCCTTTCCTTTGTTAGGTTTTCTAGGGAGACTCTTTCAACCACAGTGAAAAACTTACCCATGCCCGCCTCGTGCAGGGACCGAATCAGTAGATTGTATGGCGCTTGCGTGATAGCGGAACTAAAAGAGGCATACGTACTGTTTGAGCGCCTTTGCCCAGTCTGGTCTGTGAATCCTGTAGGGTAGACGGCTACTATAAGTTTCTCGTTGGGTTCTTTAACCTCTAAGAGTTCTGTATTTATTATCGCATTGACATGAGGAACCTTGGTTATCTCAAAGTTAGTAAGCCTCTCGGTAGGTATGGTACCGCAACTAGAAAGCAAAACTATCAATAGGGAAAGTGATAGTCGTAGTCTGTCCTTCTTCATCAGTGATCTTTAGGGTAATAGAAGTTTCGTCCGAGGAGTATTCAATTAGGTTTCCTTCCAGAGTAAGCGTCCCGGAAGACGAAGCAGTCTCCCCGAAAAGGTTTTCAACTAACTGTCTAGATAATTGCGCATAAACTCTTGATTCTAAGTTCCTGATAAATCTAGCTAGAGTTGTATTGTTTGCTTCTCTTGCCAACTGTTCCGTTATTGCTTTCTTTTCTTCTATCAACGTCTTGTTTCTTGAGAACTCTTGATTCTCAATGGTTAGATAATGTTGTGATGTATTCAAACCACTGAAACTAGGACTCTTGAACTTGAAGGACATCTCGTCTGCAAGCGCATAATTGACACCGATACCGATAAATATAAACAAGCCTACATACATGCAAATAAGGAGAGCCAGGTCCTTATCTTCTGCCCTCTTCCTTGCCTTCAACTCCGCTTTTGAGGGTCTGCCCCTTTTTCTCTTAATCTTTTCTCTGGTCATCTCTATCTGCCTTCGCGATCTTATCCTTCTGCACTAATTGGGGAACACCTAACATGGTTTTAAGTAATGTATCTTGCCTAATTATTTCGTTATCAACGCTTCTGACTCTATCAATTAGCGCAACCAATATTCCTTGCTGGGCGTCTAGCTTTGTCTGCAATCTGTCTTCCATAGCTTTCAATTGCTCATTAACCTTATCGTCAACGACGTCTATCTTAGATTCCATGCCGTCAATTATACGATTTATGAGCTTCCAGACAAATATACCGAGTCCTAATGCGGCGGCTACCGGGAAACCAAGTTCTGTTATAAGTCTTACTATGTCGTCCATTATGTGGGTCTCGTGGGCCAGACAATATCCTCTATAGAGTCTGAGTTTGAATATTTAGAAGGCAAGTCACGAAGCTCTTGCCTGTAACTCGCCCATTCCGCCTTTTTGCTATCAGATAAAGGACTATCTGCAGATTGCGTCCAATCTGACTGTTTGAGTAAGTCCGCCCTTGATTCCCTTAGAAAAGTAAGAGTGTCTACGGGTGGGTGAAGGTCTGTGTAAATTGCCATATTACAATCCTAAACCAAAAGCCATTACTGTTCCTGTTATTCTCAGTACACCGCCGTTCGTGTCCACGTTTTTAGTACCTGCATATAAACGAGCTACAAAGTTATTGCCACCTGACAAAGATTGTGTGAGTGCAATACCAAATATATCGGTTGCTTGTGCGTTATTTACAAATTGGAATGAATCGGCAATAACTGTTCCGCTTGTATTTTGAATTGAGATTACAATTAATTTTTCTTCATCTCCATTAAAAGTTCCAGTCACACCATGAAAACCTAAGAAGTTATAAGTTGCTGTGTTGCTTGGTGTTGAAAAAGATACCGAGGCAATCTCTCCCAAAGATGTGCTTCCAGATTTATGAAAAGGACTACTTGCAAAAAATGAAGTCAGAGAACCAGAACCAAAAAACTGATTTACTGCCCCTGTGCTGTTAGTAGTTTGTTGAATTTGACCTTGACCAGACTTAATGTTTCCTGCAGAACCTAGAACACCCTTACTTGCTATATTAAGACTATTTGCCCCTATCCTATTTACAGAAAGTGTTCCCCCTGTAATGTTAGAAGCACTAAGGTTTGTAACAGTTACATTGCTTCCATTCAGAGTTCCTGTGCCGATTCTATCTGCATTAAGTGTGCCTGTCTGTATGTTACTTCCTGATATAACAGTTGCACCGTCCGTAAGGTTTGACTTGAAGGCAATGGTGTTGCTGAACGTGGTATCTACATCTCCTGCAACAATATTCTTAAATGAACCAGAAACCGAAGATGTAAAGGCAGAATTTACCCCAGAGTGATTTACTGCTCTTAACCAAAAGAAATATGTTGTGCCTGCAGAAAGACCGTCTTGTTTACCAAAAAAGAACAAGGATTTCTGACCAGGCTCACCATAAATAGTTTCCACAAGTCCGTCACTGTCGCTTGTCGGTGTGTTATCTACCGTCTTTCTATAAACCTTTACTGCACGAAGGTCAGTATTACTTGGGTTCGTCCAACTTACCCCTATCAATAAAGGATTATCAGAAGCAACTGCTAAATTAGTCGGTGTAGCTGGAATTGCTGTAACTGCTGTAATTGTAAGATCACTTAGAGCAACTACGCTTGAATAAACATTATCGTAAGTAAAATGTCTTAATCTTATGTTGTAAGTTTGACCTACAGTAACGTTTGGAATAGTTGCTACAGATTGAGATTTACCTACAAGCAAAGAACTATAATTACTATCCCCACTTAATTTATACTGCACCTCTGTTCCCTGTATTCCAATCTCTGTAGAGTTTGTCCAAGTAACAGTTATATTTATTTTTGTTGTTGTGCCTTCTACAGTTGCACTTTGAGAAGCACTTGCGCTAGAAGGGGTAGGTACCGAGTTATCACCGGTATTGACGACTGTGCCCTGTGTTATAGGCGTTGAGTACTCGTTTGTAGCAAAGTCATAGACCGCGGATTCTATCTCCTTTAAATCCAATTCGCAGGCAAGAAACTGCTCGTCTGTTTCTCCGATTATCTGAAAGCCTACTGTAAGCACTTCAAACAACTTACTATCAAAGCCCATTCTTTCATTGGTGACACGGACATAGTCCTTAGCCTGTAGTTGCATAAACTCTAGGGGAACTATCAGTTTTATAGATATAGTCTGGCGGTTGTGCAACAAGGCGATTTTGCCCAAGCGCTGAGCGGCAGTATGTGTCGTTGTGAAAGGTAGTTTTAATTCCATTGTTTTCACAAAGTTTGCGGAGGATTCACCGCTAGGAGTATCCTGAGTAAGAAAGGTGCTGCTCTGGAAAACGGGTGCATCAGTAGCAATGAATTTGTTGGCAGAGTCTACAAAAGCAGATTTGACTGTGTTGAACATCTCACCGGTAGCTGTTTTCGTAGTTATCGTTGGCGCCTGCAAAAGATCGTCGTCAGTTATCGTAAGAGACGGGCTCTGGTTCGCCCCTGCAAAAACGTTGAACTTGCCGTTTGCGTAAGTAAGGCTTCCTGCCATGGCGCTGAGTAGTCCGCCGATAATGTCCTCTCCGTCGGCTGCCATGTCCGAGAAGCCATTTGCAGTGTACCTTGTCTCAGTTGTGCTTCCGTCCGCTAGTGTAACGTCTTGGTCGCAGGTGTTTGCGGCGGCGGCGAAACCGCCTGCAGAAGTAGTATCGTTTATCTCGTCCGACGTGGCCTTTAGTCCGTAAGTTGTGTCCGTTATGAAATCCCTGATTATAAGAGCAGGGTTAGACCTCTGTAGATCGGAATTAGCGGCTGCATTTGTCCGTGGGTCAAAAACATTCTTTCCCTTAACAACGAAACTTATGTTTGGCACGTTTGCTAGGAATTCAGGGTCGTAGACGCATTGCATGTAGACGTAAGCAACGTCTTTGAAAACGTGAGTATTAGGAACTGAAGTAGAGCCTAGTTGTGCCTGGGCGAAAGCATTTTTGGTAGTTTGCGAACCGTCATTGAAAGTGAATCTTACCAATCGCCCAGAGCCGAAGTTCTGCTCGTTTTCTGTATTCGTAAAGTTTGTGTGGGTTACTGTATGGACCGTAGTGCTGTTTACAGTCGCAGAGGAAGTGTCGGAGCCCAAAGTAAGCTCTGTCTCGTTTATTATAACCTTTTCCAAACTATTGATAGTGTGCCCTGCAACCGCTATGAAAAGATGAAGCACGTCGTTAGTGGTCCCGGTAGTTTCTATATGGGTTATGGTTCCACCGACTCTGCATTGTCCATAGACTATTTTTCTGGGCGCATTCGGAGACCTAGCTGAGACCTTTTGACCAAAGTTCTGGTTAGTAGCACTCGGTATAGAGGGTGCCAACATCATATTCAGACCGGTAGAGACAAACGCCATCATTGCGCTGAATGCAATGAAACCACCTGCTGCCCCTACACCTAGAGTCGCTCCAAAAGCAGCGAAGCCTCCGATAAAACCCGCTGCTCCCCCTGTAGCTACTATGATTCCAGCTATTGCTGCTGCGACTAAAGCTGCCTTTACTGCGTCAGCCATTTATTCTCCAAACCTTAACCGCGCTCTGGTTTTCTCTATAAGAGATTCCTTCTTCGCTTACGCAGGCAATTAGGTTCCCGGTACAGATTCCCATGATCTGTTCGTTATTGTTATGAATATCCTTGAGTAAGACTACGTCTCCCGCAGTAATGAAATTCTTATCTATAGTCTTTAGTCCTGACTTTTTCAGAAACTTTGTCGTAGCAGAATTTATCGTCTTACCGTTCTCCTTGATGAAGAAAAGCGCCTCTAGCTTGTTGTTCCAAGAAGGCTTCAAAATCTCGGTTTCGGTCATAGCCCTTACCGCCTCTATCACGAAGATGCAGCAGTCCCACTTACCCCACTTGAAAGACTTATCCTTGTTACTGCTTATGAAGTCAAAAAGCCGTATTTCCCACTGAGGTAGTTTTTTCATCTAAAAGCCCGACTCGTGAATACCAAAAACATCATCATCTGTGTCTAGAGACCCTTCCTTCTTGTTAGACTTCCTGCCCCAGAATATCTCCTTGTCCTGCATCTGCATCACCCTATTGAACGAAGTATCGGTACTAGATATAAACTTTTGCGATTCACTTGTATATCTAAGCTTGCAAGGACGCCTCATGTCCACTAGGCGATTCTCCGCGTTTATGACGATAGTAGACGTAGTTGTTGAATCTATAATGTTCATTGAGACCATTCTCCCGGTAAACATGTTCATCACCCCCTTTACTTCGTCTGTGCCTCCGTCAAGAAAGCCTACCTGTATGATTATCTTTCTGTTCTGGTAGTTTTCTGTTAAGGCTAGGTTGAGGACAGTAGAGTCCATGCCCGAGATAGTAACTGTAACCCCGTTACTTGATAGTTCCGCGGTCTCCTTGATGTTCCCGACCTGTATCAGGGAGCCTGAGCCTAGGTATGTCTCACCTGAGATAGTGATATCCGAGTTCCCGGACCAGACCCTTACGTTGCCTGAGTCAAAGAATCCCTTTACCGCTATGAAAGGAAACGTCTTGTCTTCGCTGAGCGCGTTTACAATGCTGGTGTCAATGCCCTGTCTTGTAGCCACTAGAGAGCCTCCATGCAAGAGAAGGAGATTCTGTAAATGCTGTTACGATCTGCGGACCAAGACACTTCGTTTGACTGCAGTCTAAACAGTCCTTTCGGACTGGAGAACTTAACGAGAGTGTTGTCTGCGAGGTTTGCCCTGAGTTTCGGCTCTATGCCTACCGCGTATTCGTTAGGCGACCCAGATGTTTCCGTCGCTACCTCAGTTACTAAAACCAACTGTACGGGCTGGTTAGTCGTCAGTGTCCCAGAAAGTACCCCGAGATAGTCACCTACGGCGATAGAGCCTTGCGCTGAGTTGCTAGTCGCCTGCAGAGAAAGCCCTTGTGCCCCTTTTATGTTCTGCTGGACCTTACAGCCACTCGTACTGCTTTCGGCTGTCAGAAGGCTGTCTACGACCACTACAGTGGCGCTAGTCTTCGTAGTTATCTTATGCGTGCCGTTGTTAGCCTCGTTATTCGCGCCTGTCACGACGAAGTAGTCCCCTACCCTAGCGTTTGTGAAGGCAGAGTCGCTAGATGTAATCGTGCTTCCGCTAAATGTCAGTGTTGTGCTGGTGTCGCTTATTCTTGCGTTTGCCTTTAGATCGGAGGCGTCATAGGTTCCGGAGTTAGTAAGCGCGTCGGGGTCGGCGAATTGGAAGACGTTGCTTGTACCTTTAAGTCTAGAGAGAAAGGATTGCCAGTTGACCGCTGTCGTCCTGTTCATGGGCGGCAAAGTAACCTGAGCCTGCCAAAAGACGTTGTCAAATTCCTGAGTCTTCTGCTGACCTGTAAATGGGCTGACTGTGTTTCCGATTGTCCTTACCAATGAAAACTCACTAGATAAGAAGTTGGGAGTGGTAGGCATAGAGATTTCTTTAGCCATTTCTACCCCTCACTCCTCTAGCGAACGAGCCTCCGCGGAGTGTTGCGTCTAGTACTGCTGCTTTGGATACGTCTGCTATCTGGGGGAGCATTTTCGTTACTTCGGCTCTTATTGTAGGTACGACCCCGGTGGAGAAGCTTATATTCTGGTTCACTGTAACCCCTCCGCTGTTCATAGTAGACCTTGTGTCCGCAGCATTCACTATGCTTCCGGGAGAATGCGGGACAAATAACTCCGGTCCTCTCTCGCCGACTAACATGGGTCTTCCGTGCGTTGCTAGTCCTCCTCCCGCCCCTGCAGGAATTGCGGTAGTGCTGAAACCGAAACCTCCGAAGAGGCTTTTAAGCATCGGCTCTATCACAGCCAGTCTAAGAAAGGTTGCGAGAATGTCGGATATAACTCCTTTAGTGAAGTTCCTAAAACTGTCTAGTACGCTCTCTCCGTCTAGAAGCGCGTCGGTGAACTCCCTTGCTAGGGTCTGTGCGCCTTCCTGCATTACGTTATCAAGTTCTTTCATGGCGCCCGTTAGCTTTGTAGTTTCTTCCGTTGACTTGTTCATGTTTTCTCGCATAGCCTCGCTGAAAAGAGATTCTTCTGCGTCAATAGTCATAAACTCTAGGTCTGCGAGTAGTTCCCTGTCTCTTTGCTGATTCCGCGAACCGCCCCCTCTAACCTTTCCGGTAGCTATTCTGTCCTCTATTCTTTTCTGCGTGTCCTCAGTAAGCTTCGCGAGCCTGTCAAGCTGCTCAGACGGGTCCATTGTCCCGGTAACGTCAAAGGCTGTTGCGTTTCCGGTAATCGCCCTTACGGTACGTGCGGCATTTGAGGCCAGAGCTCCTAGCTTGTCGGCTAGATCGCCTAGAAACGTGCCTAGACCACCTTCAAAGACCGCGTTCTGCAGTTCCTTGAACGCAATCGTCATGTTTGAAGTCTTTGTGGAGAGGTTGTCCATTTTGTTTATCATGGCTCCACCGAACTGCTCCTGCATTCCGTCTATGAGCATCTGAACCATTTCTGCGGCGCCTTCTGCTGTCTGACCAAACTTGCTAAGTTCTAGCCTTGTTACGCCTAAGGCGTCGGTTAATATCTTCGTTGCGGGTATTCCTCTGTCGTCTAGCTGGTTTATCTCCTCTAGCCCAAGGCCACCTGCTGCCGATCTTTGCACAAGCCTTACCATAGCGTTGAAAGCGCCTAGCTGGTCTATTGACGTAGAAGCTGTATCCGCGAAGGTCTGCAGCATACCCATATTCGGCTCTATGCCCGCTCCCTTTAGGGATATGAACGCCCTAGTTACGTCCTCTATCTGGAAAGGTGTCGTCTGGGCGAAGGTAAGAATGTTGTTGAAGGCCGCGTTCCCTCTGTTCACGCTACCGAATACTTGGTTAAGGGAGTCCCGCATGTCCTCAAACTCCGAACCTACCCGGGCTATTCCCTGTATCGCTGCTATAGAGCCGAGACCGGCTGCGACCCCACCTAGAAGAGGGAGTATTCTTCTTAGGCTTCCAATCATGGGCACGAATGCTGTTCCACCGGTCTTGCCTGCGCCCGCTATTCTGCCTTCCACTTTCCTGAGCTGCGCTTGCAGGTCTTTGGTGTCCGCCTTAATCTCTACTATTAACTGGTCTACTGTCTTTGCCATTAGTCGGGATACAACTCCATAAGTTCCGTTAGCTCGTCCCTAGACATGGTATCTGGCTCGGAGGCGTGGAATCTTCTGAATCCTTTAATAGCGCTGTACATTTCCACCGGCGAGAGCTCCCAAAAGTCTTCGGGTCTCATCTGCATCGTGCCTATGCATACCTGCATATAATCTAACCAGCCGATCTTTTCGGCTAATTCACTTCTTCTAGCTTTCCCTCGCGCTCCTCTTTTTCCTCCGGGTCGCTGAGAGTCGTGGCTAGAAGCTTAGCAACTTCTGTGCTTGCCTTTACAATTCCTATATCTGTTATTATTCTTCCTATGTCCTTGTCCGTAAGGTCGTTTCCTCCGCCCCTTAGAGCAGACTTTAGTATGACTATTAGTTCCGATATTCTTACGTCTGCCCGGGAAATACGGCTTGCTAGCATGAGTATGCCTTGGTTTAGTTCGGTCTCTATACGAACTAGCGCGTCTATGTTGAGCCTAGCTTTGTAAGTCTCGCTTCCGAGCTCTACCTTGACCTCACCCCTTAGAGGATTCGTCATTTGACTTTGCTCCTGAACTTCCCTTTGGAAGCTCTAATGTTAGATACAAAATATCGTCTCGCTCATCTATTCTGGCTTCTGAGACGCCGTGTGTCTTCCCGTCAAAGGAGATTTCAGAGAGCTCCTTTCCCAGTACGTTAGGCACCGACAGAACGCCCTTGTGGAGCGTTCCTAGAATTGTGTCTTTGCCTTTCTTTATTTCAACGGTCTTCATCTTATGCCGCTGAGAATGTTACCGCACCGCTTGACTCTAGAGTGACTGAGTATGTGGCTTCTCCGTTGTACTCGCCCGCGAACTCTAGGGAAGTTACCTGAAAACTGCCTGTGTAAGTTCCGAGGTCCGGGATAACGAAATCGTAAGTGTTGAACACCGATTCACCAACCGAAGTTCTAAGTTGCTGTTCCGAAGTGCTGTCCGTGAATACGCCAGAACCGCTGATAGTTAGTGATTGAATTCCACCCTGCGGTAAGAGAGTTCGTTTGTTTGAAGAGTCCTTGTTGGTTATATCCACCATTTCGTCGTTCAAGGTTATAGATGAAGATCGCAGACCACCTACCGTGACCTTGCTACCGCTCACAGTCGCCTTGATGAGTACTGCTGAACCTTTCTGTGCTGCCATAATTTTTCTCCTATGATGAAGTTCCTAAAATTATTGCACGAAATCGCATGACACCGTGTCTGGTAATCCCGTCTGGGTCCCTAAGTATATCACTGAACTCAAACCTAATATTTACCAGATTGAAGCCCGATACGCTTATGCTCGTATTGTGAAGTAAATCGTGAATTCGGTCAATTATATTCTTGCATTCTTTTGCGCCCGTGTACTGCGACCAGACGTGAATATTCAGCGTGAACTCCCCTCCGTCTAGGTCTACGGTTCCGAACTCGCTTACAGTATCCTCTCCTATCTGGACGAAGGGATACGAGCTCCCCTCTATAACCTCGTCGTAGACTGCGGCGCCCAGAGTAGAGGTCAGGTTACTGTCGCTGTTTAGTTTTGTGTATATGGCGCTTTGAAGCGCGAACTGACCTGTGCTCAATCTACGTAGCCTCCCTTCCTGAATATCTCTCTTATCTTTCTCTTGTTCTTCTCAAGGCTCGGCTGCATGAAGGGTCTAGCCGACATCTTAGTAGTGCCGAATTCAAGGTGTTTTGAGTAAGGGGCAGAACTAATTATCTGGCCCACGACAGAATTTCCCTTCGTGTGCACGTCGGTTGATATCTGACTAACGAGAAACCCGGTGTCTGTAGCTGGGAACTCTCCGGGAGCGGAGGACGTGTGGGTTCGCCTAGGACTGTAGAGTTCGTATGTCTCTCCGGTCTTAGTGCCTCTCTGAATCTCCTCTACGGCGGTGTTTCTTACCAACATGACTCCTCTCGTTACGTTTCTCTTGATCTGGGTCATGGCGTCTCTCTTGAGCCGCTTCTCAAGCCTCTTGTTGAAGCTCTTGAGATTCTTCAATGAGAACTTGATGTTCATGTCGCCTCGCCCTCGTTGCAGATTAGAAGAAGATACCTGTCGCGCTCGTCCACGTTCCGTATGTGCTTTATGTTGAAGTTCCTGTCGTCGTAAACGATTCTGTAGTTAGTGCCTATATCGCTCCTGAACCTTATTGTTACCTGATGAGTCGCGGTCTCCTGAACCTGACCTTGCCTGTACTTCTCGGAACCGCTCACCGGCTTTATGTTAGCCCAGAGCGTAGCCAAGGTCGTATAAGACTTTGCTGCCCCGCCTCCGGCATCAGTGGTGTTAGTGGGCTTCTGTAAGGACACTTGGTGCCTCAACATTCCTATACTCATTAGCCGATAGAGAGCAGGGTTGAGGAAGACAGTCCCTTCATCACGACATAGGGGGAATATAGTTTGTGTAATGAAGGGGGGTAAGCAGCAGCGCTGTACATGTCTCCGCGGTGTTCGTAGAGATGTGCTATGTGCTGCAGCATTCCTAGACGTATTGGTTCCGGTATAGAGAATGGAGATGAATAACCGGATACGTACACTATCTTGATTGCGTTTGCTACCCTAAGGCTCGTTGGGAAGGTCTCACCGTTTCTCAGGACGATTCTTGCTGGCTCCCGGACGTTGTCTAGGTAGTACTTGCTCGCCGCGAATGTAGTCTCTGTGTCCGAGTCGTTGAACGTGCTGACTGACGTTACGGACTGAACCGGGGGTCTAGCGAGCGTTATGTAGTTCTTGTAGTAAGTCAGGAACGGTCCCTTCCTGAAACCCTCAAAGAGGGGGTCTTCCATTTCGTCGTAGCCGTCTATAAACTGGTGTATGGTCTGCTGCATTAGAGACCTTCCTAGATGCTCCTCGGCGAATCTCCTAGCGGTTTCAATCATGGACTGCAGGACTCTCTCGTCGGAGTTGTTCTCTACCCTTAGGTAGTCCTTGACCTCTTGCAGAGATAGAGGCTCTTGGTTCGGTTCGGTAGCTACGGTTATTCCTGCCATTAGATCACCTGTGATATTACTTGGGTTCCTATGATGAGCACGTATATGCCTATTATCATGCCCTCAACCCGGGCGAACCTCTTGCTCCCGGAGTCTAGTCTTTTCTCTATGTTCTCGTATCGGAAGGCGCAGATTTCCTCGTGCAGCTCTAGCGAATGTGCTGTGTCTTTTCCTAGATCAGTTATTTTTCTTTTTCGGCTTGTCACTCTCTACTTCCTCAGTTTTTTCTTCATCTGAAGATAGTAGAGGTTTCAGTGCCTCTAGGTAGTGCTTCTGCAATATGTCGTTCTGTTCTAGCTTGAACTCTGCATTTGCCTTAACTGTTTGCGAGTCCTTGCCTATCAGTTCCAGTTTAGCGTAAAGAACCTGTGCTTCTTCCGTCATTTCCGAAACCTTGTAAACAGTTTCTTTTTCCTCTTCGTCCTTTATGACGAGAGTTCTTTCATCAGTGTTAGCTTCTGCCATATCTTTCCTCTTTGTCTAAAGTTTATGCTTTCATCATATCAAGGCGTTGGGTTTGAATCAATCATTGCCTTGTAGTCTGTTTTGACTTGGTCTGTCCATACTGCATTGCAGATAGCTTGAACCTTTGCGTCCTCTGCAGATATATCGGTATCTTCCCAATCACCACTTGCTTTAGTGCAAGGTTCTACTACGTGCCTATGAAAAGTACGGTTAAGCTCAGTGTACCCTTTTGCATCTGTTCCCTCTTTTATGACAGTTGCTGTCCTGACCTGTACTTGTCCTTTTTCAAGAACTTCTATCTTATCAATTACTGTTTCTTTTATTAATGCCATTTTTTACCTCTTTAAAAAAATTTTTATCCGTGTCCATATACTAGGTTTATTAATAAGTTAAAACCAGAGGGTACTTCATTATGTGTTGTAGAATCATAACCGCTACCACTCCAATAAGCATACATACTAGAACCACCGCCAGACCCAGACCAAAAATAAACTGCTTTGCCTTGTGTGCCTGTATTTCCCCATGCAAAACCTACATTTGAATCTGAGTGCATACTGTAAGGCAATCCACCAATTTGCAAAGCTGTACCGTCTACTTGAGAAAAACTAAAATTTGATAGTCTTGCGGTTGCACGAACTGTATCACCTATTTTTGTGTAACGTGCTGATGTAGAAGAGACAGTACCACCACTAGCTATTGTGGGTGTCCAAGTACCTTCTTCATAGTCATCTAAGGCGTTTGTTGCTGCGGTATCTGAGCCAAACTTTAAACCATGAGAATCAAAAGCAGCTATGCTTGTGCCTGAACCTGTGCCATTTAAAAACTGTATGCGTTCATCAGCACCATGAGCCCAAATTTTAATATCTCCGTCAGTATTAAGTACAAAGACTCCTAATTCAGAACCATTTTCTAACCTTAAATGGTTTTCACTACTAGATTTAACTGTAAGCATATAAGAAGGAGAAGTTGTATTAATACCCAACTTTCCGTCAGTTGTAATTCTCACTCTCTCAACTGCTGGATTACTTGCAAATCCTGTAGCACCGTCTATCGTTCCAAAAACGATTTCTCCACCTCTTATCTGGGTTGGAAAAGATGAATTAGTATTCACATCAAGAATACGGATAAATGCACCTGTATTTACATTGGCATCTCTCGTTCTAAACTGTGATTCAATACCACCTGCAATAACGTCATTGGCATCTGCTCTAGCAGGAAAATGGCTAAAAATAATTTTATTAGCGGTAGAGTTATCTGGCGGTGCTATCTCTAAACGTGACTGTGGACTAGTGGCGCCGATACCCACGTTTTCACTACTGTCTATTGTGATTGCGGTTGCATTGGAACTGTCTGATATTCCTGTGTCTAATATTGCTCTTGTGATCTTTGTTAGCGCCATATTATCCCTCTAGTGTTTCTATCCTAGACTTTAAGTCGTCTATTATTGTTTGTTGTTCTTGGAGTGCACGTACTAAATGTGCAGTAATGCCCATAGGGTCTAAAGCCATATCCCCTTTTCCGTCTGTTCCAGTTACTACATCAGGAAGATGCGGTTGAACCTCTTGCGCAATAAAACCTGTTTTCTGTTTTCTTTCTTCTACATTGCCAGAAATATGGTGAGCTTCTGTATCTGTTTCTTTATATTTGAATGACTTTATAGGGAGCTTCAATATTTTTTCTAAAGATGTGCCTTCAACTTCAATAATATTTTCTTTCATATCTCTGTCTGAAACATTGCTTCCACCAAAAGAGTAATCACCAACTATATGAGTACGACCATTTTGAAAACATTGGACATGATAATAACTAGCAGTGCCAAGACTGAAGTATTCATTTGAGCCTATTAACAATACCGAGCCCATGATTGTATCTGTGCCTGGCTTCATCACAACAAGACCAGAGCGTGTTCCTGTTGATTTAAGCTGTAGTCCGTATTCACTTGCCGACCTTGTCATACTTATATAGCCGTCAGAAGCAATTTTCATTCTTTCTCCATAGTTACCTGCTTCTGGTTTTGTATAAAAATGTAAAGCTGCACCTGAGTCATCTCCTGCATTTGAGTCAGAGGTTACTGACCTTGCAGATACCGCAGCGACTAACTTTCCGTCAGAGTCTAAACCGTCATCGTCTGCATTATCAGAATTAACAAATCTTAAACCACCTATCTCATTGTTATTCCCATTTGTTGTTCTTGAAAGAACGATAGTTCCTGAGCCATTTGCTGTTCCTGCTGCAACCTCTAGAAATTTATTTGCAGTACCTAACGTACCTGAGTTTATTGTTGTTGTGCCTAATCCTAAATTTCCTGTCAAGAAACCAAAATGAGTAGAGGTAAATTCCATATTTACATTTACTGATCTTGCGTCATTTAGTGCGGCAAGTCTTACTGAGCCACTTGCATTTTCTACCTCAAAGTTCGCGTCACTTGCTACTCTTACGTGTAAAGGAGAGGCAGGACTTGTAAGCCCTATACCTACTCGTTCACTACTGTCAATCGTGATAGCCGTAGCATCGCTGTTATCTACGATTCCAGGCGTACTTGACAGTTCTACGGGTATCTTTGTGTTTGCCATATTATCCTTTTAACTCCTCTATTTCTTTTTTCATTGCTTCTATCTGTTCTTGTTGTTCTTGTATTGCTTTTGTGAGTAAAGGTACTAATTTACTGTGGTCTAAACCTTGTAAATCAGGATTACCTTCCTCATCAACAGCATCTTTTTCTCCGCTTACCGCTTGTGGCACTACAGGAGAAACCTCATGTGCTAAAAATCCATCAACTATTAGATCAGGTTCTTTTATAAAATTGAACCTTGCAGGTTTCAGTTGTGCTACTCTTTCTAAAGCGTTAAATTCATAATCAACATTTTCTTTTACTCTATAATCAGAAGTTGTAAGATAAGATGTTGTCGTTGTTGTTGTTTGTATAGAGCCAACTCTTGTTCCTAATCTGTGAATTTGAACCATGTATTGACTTCCACTACTTCTAGTATTATCAAGGAATAGTTGCCCTGCTCCGTCCCCATTTTTTATGTGAACGCATTCCTCTGTGCTTGCTGTTATCTGACTTGTTGTTCCTACTAACAAAGCACCTGTAGAATCAATTCTTGCATTTTCTGTTCCACCGCCTTGAAAAACTGTAATACCACCTGCTGCATTGAAAACTAAGTTTTCGCCTGCACTTGTTTCTATATGTAGATTATCTCCTCCACCGTTGCCGAAAGTATGACCGTCACCAACTGTTATGGTAGCGCCAGAAAAAACAGCGTTGCCAGAAGAGTCTATAGTGAATCTATCAACGCTATTAGTCGCAAATATCAAAGAATTATTACTATGGTTGTATTGCATTTTTCCTGCGTAAGTGCCTGCTGCTGTTCCTGTATCATCAGAAAAATAAAAAGTACCATAACTTGATGTGCCACTTCTTATGGTCATTCCAGAGTTACCGCCGCCGCCGTCAACATCGCCAAGAGTTAAGCTATCGCCATAATCAGGATAACCTGCATCGGTTGTACCAATCATTGCTCGTCCTGAAGAATCAATACGCATCCTCTCTGAGCCGCCGTTTTCAATAATAATGTTTTTGCTAGATTCTTGATTATTTATAACTAAATCTTCTGAAGATCCTAAACCAATAATTACACCGTCACTTGATGTTGTGCCTGTATCCGTATTAGTAAAATGAGCAAACACACTACTAGCGTCACCTGCATGTAAAGATAAATCTCTTGTCGGTACTTGTCCTATTCCAACACCTGTAGAGTCAATAACCATGCGTTCCGTTCCGCCTGTATCAAACCTTATCTTGTCCTCATCTGAGCTTTCTTCTACCTGAACTTTGGTATCTCCGTCTGCATCGGTAAGGATTGTGGCGGTATTGATGTCGGTCTGGGTAAGAGTCATGGCCTCTACTTTAGAGCCGTTTGGCGGTGCCTCTGAGAAAGTAAGGGTGGTCCCTGAGACACTGAACGTGTCTTTGTTCTGGTAGACACCGTCTATGTAAACCTGAACGTTGTTCTCTGAAATCGGGTCTATGGATAACGTAAGCGTTGTGTCTGAGCCGTCACCGGTCATTGTGGAGATCGTGAGGTTCTGTCCCGCCACCGCGCCTTTCACGTGGTAGACGACTATCTTTCTGCCGTTTGCGGGCGCTACGTCAAAGGTTAGTGTTGTGCCATTCAGAATAAAATCATTCGGATTTTGATACACACCCTCTATGAAGGCTATGATGTTGTCCTCGCTGTCTGGAGCCTGGGAGAGGGTAAAGGCAGTAGTGCTTCCGTCACCTGTGTAAGTATTCACCTGAAAGGTGTTAGTGCTAGTACCACCGCCGATCTCGCCCCATTCCGAGGTGTAGCCCTCAAACTTTCCTAGTGTTGTGTTGTACCTGAACTGGCCTGCCGCACCTGTAGGTCTTTGTGCTGTTGTGCCTTTGGGAAGTAAGATCGCATCGGTCTTGGAGCCTGCGTCTATAGCTACTGTTGGTGTGGCTTGTCCAATACCTATTCTGGTATTTGAAGCATCTACTTTGAAAGAATTAGTATTAACAGTTAAATTACCACTTAAAGTTTGATTTCCTGTTACAGCTAGAGTTTGCCCTCCTGCGCCTACAGCAGTTAAGTTAGCTAAAGTATCTATAGCACTTTCTACATAAGTTTCTAAATCAGTAAGGGCAACTTGTTTCATGGTGCCGTTATCATTCACGACCAATCTATCTGCATCAGCTAATGTAGTGGAACTTGCACTTGTGTTACCGTCCATGATGTTAAGTTCTGTGGCAGTTGCCGTTACCCCGTCAAGAATATTCAACTCGGCTGTTGTAGAGGTAACTCCGTCAAGGATATTTAGTTCTGCCGCAGTTGAAGTTACCCCGTCTAAGATATTGAGCTCTGCCGCAGTGGAAGTTACAGCAGTACTGCCAATAGTAATTCCAGAAGTAGTAAGTGCGCCTATTACCAGATTACCTGCCGCATAACCTGTAGCCCCAGTGTTAACCGTAGTAGAGGGGACAGTCTGCGTGTCTACGAACAACCTGAAAGTATTGTCGGTGGAGGCGTCGTAGAAGATACCCGCGTACTTTGTAGTGCTAGACTCTACGTACTTCCCGTAGAATCCGAAGTCAGTGCTGTTCCCGGTATTAGCGTTGGCAAGACCCGTGAAGTTGTTGTCCGTTACCACTGAACCGGTCTGTGTTGTTGTTCCTGTTACGACCAAGTTCCCGGAGACAGTAAGATTGTTTGAAACTGTAACGTCATTAGGAAGACCTATGGTTAGTGTATCAGTTGCGCTAACTGCGACATCTACCTCGTTACTCGTGCCAGCAACTGTGAGTGTGTCGCCGCCCGCGACTGTCTGGGTGTTGCTCCCGTCGGAAAGCGTGAAGCTAGTAGAGATGTTTGCCGTACTCGCAGACGTAACTCTGCCCTTTGCGTCTATAGCCAGTACCGGGATAGCCGTAGCAGAGCCATAGCTCGCCGCTGAGACCCCGGAGGCACCTAATGATACTGCACCGCTAGATACTGAAAAGTCGCCTGTGAAGGAGGCTATACCCTTGTTGCTTGAAGTTGCGTCCTCTCCCGCGATTGTGATTGTCCCGGAAGACTCTGTGACATCTACACCTTCGCCTGCCGTGAAAGTAATTGTTCCGCCCAAAGCAGTGGCGGTTGAGTTACTGCCGTCCGTTACGGTGATAGATGAGTTCGCAAGCTTGCTGTTCGCTATGGACCCCGCGAGCTTGTCGTTTGAAATAGACCCGGCAAGCATCGCATTCGTGATTACACCGGAGCCTATGACCAAGTCAATTGTCCCGTCACCGTCCTCATAACTAGCAGCAATGCCTGTCTCCGTGTTGCTAGAGAACATCGCCCCGACCGTATCCTGTATTACCTCTGATAAATCTATGTTCGCTGTTCCGTCAAACGAGACCCCATGAATAGTCCTAGCGTTCTGCAAGGCCGTCGCGGTTGCAGCGTTACCAGTAATGTTGCTTGAAGTGAGGGCTAAAGTCCCGGTGGTGGTCGGTAGTGTGACTGTCACGTTTCCGCTGTACGAGGCATGTGCTGCCGCTTCAAGTCTCGTATAGTGTGCATTAGAGGATTCGCAGTAGAAATCTATTTTGGACTTTGAGCCTGAGTTTTTCAGGACTATAGAGCCAGTTGCTATGTCTACGTTGCTCACGCTTAGATCGGTTGTTATGTCTACGCTGCTTGGCAGACCTACCGTAATGGTCCCGGAGCTCTCTGCTACTTCTACCTCGTTTGAAGTTCCGGAGAAGGTAATCGTGCCTCCTAAAGAGGTTGCTGTTGAGTTGCTTCCGTCCGAAACTGTTATCGCGGAGTTGCTTAGCTTATCGTTAGCTATTGAGCCCGCGAGCATGGCGTTGGTTATGTCTCCTGAACCTATTACTAGGTCAAGCGTGCCGTCAGAGTCTTGGTAAGTAGCTGTGATTCCGGTCTCAGTGTTAGAACTGAACATGGCGCCCACAGTGTCTTGCACCACTTCGGTCAGGTCAATGTTCGCCGAACCGTCAAAGGAAACGCCGTGTATGGTTCTCGCAGTCTCTAAGGCCGTGGCAGTCGTCGCGTTCCCGGCTACGTCACCTACGAAGCTAGTAGCAGCAAATACTTTGTTTGCTACCAGCCTTCCGTCCGAGTTGTTCCAGAGAATAGTAGGCTTGCTTGAGCTGCCTCCGAATTCCAGTCCAGCGCCGTTAGTAGCCGAAAGGGTCGTGGCGTTCTTCGCGAATCTTATCGTGGAGTCCTCAACGTCCAGGTTAGTAGTGTTTATCGTTGTGGTCGTGCCGTTTACGGTCAAGTTGCCTGTCACTACCAGGTTGTTTCCTATTGTTACGTCGTCGGGCAGCCCTATAGTTACAGCCGCTGTCTCGCTGCCGCTCCCGGATACTTCTATCTCGTTGGTTGTTCCCGCTACTGTAGCTACGTAGTTCCCGGTAGATTGCGTTCCGAGTGTCACTGCATTATTTGCTATCTGATCTGTACCTATAGCATCGTCCGCTATGTCTAGAGTAACCGCTGCGGTTTCGCTGCCTGAGTTAGCGACCGTTATCCTAGAGTTGCCCGCGTCCGCTATCGTTGCAACGTAGTTTCCGGTAGTGTCCGTGCCTAGAGCTACGCTGTTGGCGGCTACCGTCAGTGCTATAGAGGTGTTGCCAAGATCGGTTATAGTTCCGGAGCCCGTGACGTCTCCCGTGAAAGTGAGCGTAGGGTCGTTAACGTCAAAGTCTATTGTTCCGTCTGAATCTTGATACGTAACTGAAATACCGTTTTCCGTGTTGCTTGAAAGCATTGCACCGATGATATCTTGGACCCTTTCGGCATTCAGAGTTACGTCTCCTGAGCTTACTGTGAAGTCCGTACTGTCAAAACTAGCTATACCTTTGTTGGAGTCTGTAGCATCTTCCGCGCTTATAGTAACCGAGGCTGTCTCGCTACCGCTCCCAGATACGTCAATACCCTCACCGGCGCTTATGTCCTGTACGTAGTTCCCGGTAGTGTCGGTCCCTAAAGCTACAGAGTTAGCCTGCACGGTCGTGGAGATAGTCACGTCTCCTAGGTTGGTCATGGTAGCGCTTCCGGATACGTCACCGCTTAGAGTGATTACCGGGTCTGCTACGTTGAAGTCCAGTGTGCCGTCGGAGTCCTCATAGGTCACTGATATGCCCGATTCTGTGTTTGAGCCGACCATTGCCCCCACAATATCCTGAACTCTCTCTGCATTCACCGTTACTGCGCCGCTAGAGACTGTAAAGTCTGTAGAGTCAAAACTCGCGATACCCTTATTGCTTGCCGTAGCGTCCTCTGCGGATATTGTTACGGTTGCCGTTTCAGAGCCGCTCCCGGAGACATCTATCCCTTCCCCTGCGGAAATCTCGGAAACGTAGTTGCCCGTTGTGTCAGTTCCCAGTGCTATGGAGTTGGCAACTATCGTGGCAGTCAACGAAGCGCTCGCCAAATCGGAAATGGTTACGCTTCCAGATAAATCTCCTGCAAGGGATATAGTGAAGTCGTCTGCGTTGAAATCAAGTGTTCCGTCGCTATCTTGGTAAGTAACAGAGATTCCGCTCTCCGTGTTGCTGGACACCATTGCGCCTACTAGGTCTTGGATTCTTTCTGGCACCAATGTTACGGCGCCTGAACTGACCGCAAAGTCTGTTGAATCAAAGGAGGCTATGCCCTTGTTAGAATCGGTCGCGTCTTCCGCCGATATAGTTACAGTTGCGGTCTCCGAGCCTGAGCCGCTTACGTCTATTCCTTCTCCAGCAGAAATCGTGGATACGTAGTTTCCGGTGGTATCTGTGCCTAAGGCTACAGCGTTCGCTACTATTGTTGCAGTTAGCGTTCCGTTTCCTAGTTCTGTTAAGGTAACGGAGCCCGAGAGGTCTCCGCCTAGGGTTATAACCGGAGACTTGTTTATTGTGGTTGCGGAGTCTATGTCGCCTCCGTTTATGTCTACCGAATTTAGGACCGGACTTGTAAGAGTCTTGTTGGTGAGTGTCTGAATCCCTGTAAGGGTCGCTACCGTGCTGTCTATCGCTACTGTGAGAGTGTTCCCTGAACCGCTAGTGTCTATCCCGGTTCCGCCCGCTATGTCTAGTGTCTCCGAGTCTAGGTCTATTGAGAGAGCTCCTCCGCTATCCCCTTGAAAGTCTAAATCTTGTGAAGTAAGTTCGGCATCTACATACGCTTTGATTGATTGTTGGGTTGCAAGTGCTGTAGCACTATTACTGCCCATGTTATCTTCATCAAGAATTGAAGTTACTGTCTGACCCGATAGGAAAGTTAGGTTCGGTATCTTAAAGTTAAGACTTGAAGCGTCAGAATCTACCGTTGAGAGCCACCTAACGTTGGCATGGTCATAAATAATACCTGCCCCGTTATCGCTTGAACCTGCAGTGTAACCTTCTCTGATTGAACGACCAAGAATTGCGTTTGGTCCGCCCGGACCCTGAATCCCTACAGTAACTACCGATATTTGGTTCGTATCCGATACGGTTATAGTGTTTACGGCGCTTACGTCGGAGACTGTGATCTTGCTTACTGCCATTATCTGCTCACGCTGCCCCTTACTGAGAAGGTGCCCTCCATGATTCTAGAAACCGTACCGTCGCCTGCTGTTAGCTTGATGTCGTAGACCCCGTCGCCCACGCTCATAGAAGCTGTGTCAGATGCCGTTATTGTGAGAACTACAGTCCCTGCCGCTCCACCTAGCGTAATTCTTGAGTTTGCTACTGTAAGTGTTAGAACTTCGGCACTATCGTCCGCGTTGTAGCGAAGGTCCATTTCGGCAGCACTGTATCCAGTCAGGTTCACTAGACTGTCGCTGCTGTCCTTTAGTGTAAGAGTGCGCCCGAAAGTCGCCCCTTGCTCTATTATGAAATGATGAAACCCTGCCGCCATATAAAATTCCTTTTACTAAGTTAAGCATGGTGTCTACCATTTATCCTTGAGCCTCTGCTCAACTCATCTTATCAGATGAGCCTATTTTTTTGTCGCCTTTTTAGTTGTTTTTTTGGCTGTGGTCTTCTTTGTTGTCTTCTTCTTCGGCGCCTTTCCGCCTTCGTAAGCCTCGTTTACGTCCGGGGTAGAAGGGTCGTCCGCCACGTAGTGGCCTTTGTCGTTTCTAGCCCTTACCGGCTCTCCGGTCTCTAGATCGGTTACGTCGTCCATTTTGACTTCCTGAGCCCAGCCATTCTCTACGAATGACTTCATAATTGAGTCTTGCCAGTCGTCTTCGTCAACTGTGACGATCTCGTCTGCTAAGTATAGCCTAGTGTCCGTTCCTAGTTCGTTTGCCGCCGCTGGTTTCGGAACTATCTGCTTGTATGTTTTCTTTGCCATGTTTTACCTCTTAAAAAGCGGGGCGGGCATATACCCACCCCAGCTTTGTTTAATTACACAGTAGAGCTTGAGTCCGCATCTGTGTTGTGTCTTGGGTGTGACTTAATCACAGAAGCAGCGACCGGAGTCCCAGTTGAGTGGGAACCTGTAAAGTCTGCTACGACTCTGATGTATCTAGAACCTCCGACGTAACCAATAGTGGCTACCTGTGGAGTTTCAGCATTGTCGTCCAAAGTCAAAAAGATTCCGTTGGAATCCACTGTCCCGTCAGTGACCGCAGTCGCTGAGGTTACAGCAGTGTAAGTAGAATCATCAGATGATTCTTCCAGTTTGAAATCAATTTTGACAGAACCAGAAAGCGTTACGCCCTCTGCACCTGTGTCTACAACAACAGTTGCGCCTTCAAATCCCTGTAAGTCAATACCTGTGCCGTTAGCATCAGAAGTTCTTACAGCGGGAGCCAAAGATTGAGCTACTGAAATACTATTTGCTAAATCTCTCATTTATGCCTCCTTACGCGCTAATGTTTTGTTTAACAATGGCTTCTGCCTGGACGACCTGTCCACCGACTCTACGTCTCGCAATGTATCTAACATTACCAGTTGTAGCCTGGGTGTACTCGTCACGAAGCACTGCCATTTGGACTCTATCAACAATCATGTATGCTCTTTGGAAGTCTCCGAACACAATCGGTTTTGCTGAACCCGCAACGTCAGGCATGTCAGTAGCCTCTACGTAAGGGTAGCCTAGGATTGTGTTAGTCGCTCCGCCTGTAAGCATCATGCCGGGCTGAAAGATGTACTGACCTGCAGTATCTTTTAGCTTTCTGATGTCTGCTAGAGTGGTTCTGTTGAAAATAAAAGTACCGTTTCTTGAATACTCAGATTTAATTGAGTGCACAAGAGTGATGATACCGTCACTTGTCAAAGCAGTACCGCTTCCAGAGTTAACTGAGCTAACACTGCCGTTAGTAAGTATTCCCTCAGGCTTTCCGATAGCGTCTCCTGATACGAAGGCAGTACCTTCCGCTTTAGCGAACTGAGTCGCAAACTCGGATTGCATTTCTGCCTCTAGATCAAAGACCGTGTCTTCTAAGTCCTGCTCGGAAATGTCTACTAATGCGTAGTACTCGTGAGCCGGAATCTCTTCCAGTCCAACGGTGTACCCAGTAGTCTCAGAACGAGTTCCTGTTTCAGCAACCCATTGAGCAGCGAATTGCCCGGTTCTTTTAGGAACCTGGACGCTTCTTTGTCCAGTTGAACGGACTCTAGCGATAGACCTGATTGGCGAGATTTCCGTTACTGTTTTCAACAGCTCTCTCACGTACTCGGGCGGTGCTAGATATCCACCAGTTGTGTCGTTACTTACAGTAAGTGCCTTCTTCTCAAAGTCCTCTAGACCTTGCGCGCCCTTTCTGCAGTAAGCTTCAAATGCAGCAGCCTTCTCGTCAATTTCCTTGCCGTCCAATCCGAACTGTGGTCTTTTCAACATAGTCTCTAGATTCTCTAGCTTTTCATTAACTTTGTCCTGCTGAGCCTTGGCTTGAGTGATGTCCTGATTTATGTCCTCAAGAGAATTCATCTTTTCTTCAATGACTTCAATCTTTGAGTTCAAGTTGGCATCAACTTCTAAACCTTTCTCTAATCGGTCCAACTTCTCGTCGTTAGCCTTTTTGAATTCCTCAAAAGCCTGTCCGTATTCCGTTAGAACCTCTTTTACTTCATCTACCATAGTTTTACCTCGCTATATAGATTTTAGGGTTTTAGTTAAGTTTCTTATGGCGTCTACCAATTCTGCGCTATCTGATAAGTCTTCTAACATCTCGTCAGACCTTTTTTCTTCAAACGCATGGTGTACGGCTTTTGCCGCTACCTTTGCCTCTGAACGAGAAAGATTGAAAGCATCTCGCATTCCGTTTTCCCATTCTCTTATCGTGATATCCTCTGACTTCACCATGTCCACTTGCGCTCTAGGGTTCATGGGGAAGGTCACGAGAGATACTTCCATAAGTTCTACGTCCTCTATGATTCGCTTCTTTGTTCGCTTGTCATAGTGATATCCTTTTTCGTTGGTTCTGAAACCTATTGATAGACCGGAGAGCGCGCCCATTTTCATCAATTCGTACGCTTCTCTTCCTGCTTGGGTCTGCAGTGCCAGTTGTCCTTTGACGTAAAGACCCTTGTCGTCCTCAGTAATTTTCTCAAACACGCCGATAGGCATGTCTGACTTATGCTGATATAACAGTTTTATGCCCTTAGGACCCTTACGTCGTAAGCTCTTTTGGAATGCGCCCTTTCTTATGACGTCGTTTCCTAAATCTGTATTGTCAAAAACCGAACCGTAACCTTCAAAGACTCCTTGATCTTCCTCGTCGTTATCATCTTCCATTTTGAGCTCGGCGGCTATCTCAACGAAGGCTTCGTACTCTTTCTCCTCATCGCAGTCGCAATCTGACTTCTTCTTTGGCTTCTTCTTTCTCTTATCCTTATCGTAACCGTAACCGGAAACGTCTCTTCCTTCCGCTGCTATGTAGGCGTCGTGCGAGGAACATGGCATGAAGACGGTCTCGCCGTTCTCCTCGTGCTGGTGGAACCCGGAGCAGCCGATCTCGTCCGCTCTCCTTTCGGCTTCCGCCTGTGTGGTAAAGACGTCACGTCTTAACTCTTCCTTTTCCTCATCGCCCCCTTTGGAGTCCTCGTATGCGTTTGCACAGATAGCCATTCTTTGTTGTGGATTGTACTCATCTACCATGGTGCTATCTCCTAAACATCTACTCATAAATGCCTGTCTACTTTCGCTGTTCTTTGGTTTCGGTATCGGCATTTTCCTGATTATATAATTATAAGGGCTTACGTGACAACATCATTTTCGTCTACGTACAAAATTACGCAACGACAGTTTATGACGTTCTTAGCCCCGCCCGCAGGGTCTCCGGCGTGCTTCATGGGCACTCCGCCCACTATGAAGTCACCGTCCATGTTAACGGTCTGCCCGTTCGCGTCTGCGTGGAAAGACCTAGTTCTGCCGTCTGCTACTGCACACCAGCGCTTTTTCATGTTTATGCCGAGGTTGTCGGCAACGTTCAAGTGGTACTTGTGATTCGCGAAGGACGCCACGTTGTGGGTCTCGGTTCTGGCTATGAGCGCCGCCCGGTTCCTGAATATGACACTAAACTTCTCGCTTATGCCCCTAGCGATCTCCGGGAGTGTGAGCTCTTGCGCCCTGAGCCTTCTTATCTCTCTCTGGATTGCGTTAGCCTGCCTCTGCGCTATCCCGGATAGTATGAGGGTCTTCGTTCTGAAATACTCGTTTACCAACAACTCTATGTCGGTGTTCCTGCCAAACACCAAGGCGTCGTCCTTTCTGAATCTGTCGTAGTAACCCTCGTTAGCCTCGTAGACCGCGAGGAATACCCTTCTGTAGAAGGAAAGCAGCGTTGGACTGAGCTCTTCCAGCAGTCTGTTACTGGCTGTCTCCGGCGTGAAGACTCCAGTCTCCCGGTAGAGAAAAAGAGTCGTGTTCAGAAACCTATTGAAGACTGTTCTAAGCCTCCTGTTTATGAAGGACTCGTACCTCTTCCTAAAATTTGTCTGTCTCCTGATCTCCTGAGCCACGGATACCCTTCCGCGCTTGAAGGTTGCGAGCTCTTTACTTAGAAGAGAGAGGGTGTCCTTTTGGGAATAGGTCTGTGTCATGTTTTCCGCCTTGAAATCTTCCAGTCCTGAGAGCCGCCATATAGCTATTCACGCGAGCGTAAGCCCACTGGTCGGGTCCACTTACCCTAGGTCGCACGCTTCCCGGGTTCGTGTTGTAAGCGCCTATTCCCCTCCTGAAAACTGCCTCTAGCGTTCTCAGAGTCGCACGTTTTTTCGGGTCGTCTCCGTACTTCTCGTTGTGGTCGTCCACCTTTTTCTTCAATGCGGCCTTTACCTTCTCGGAGACCTGCTTCTCGTCCTCTACTACGTCGGCGTATATCTCCTCTATCTCTAGACCTTTATCGTCTGGGTCTTTTCTTCCCTCTAGCTTCTTGGTCAGTTCTAGGATTACGTCCTTCATTCCCTGCTGTCCGAGTTTAGGATTTACCACTCCCCACTTCATGAGCGCAACTACTCCGGCTACGTTAGACATGTTGGGCTCCTTGCCGCCCACGAACTGGTTTCCGTCCACGACGCTGTGCCTAGCAGCCCAGGCTTCCCTTTCCTTTATCCACTTTATAACAGCCGGTGACTCCGAGCCCTCTCTCGCCCTTCCCCAGAGCATGAAAGCCTCGTTGCCTCTTATGTTTCCACCAGCCTTCCAAATCTGCTTGCCGACTCCGACCTCCTTCACGTTCTTAGCGAAGTCGTAGTCAAACTGCGGGTATTCCGAGTTTCTTAGCGAGACCTTCTTGTTGTCGCCCTTGTTCGGGAAGTTGGTAAGTTCGTCCTTACCCTCTTCCAGTGTAATCTCCTCGTCCAGCCACTCCTCGTCCTCAAATAGAGGAAGATCGTACTCTTCCTTGTCCTCTTCGTTTATCGGGTCTTCCGGCTCCGGGACTATCGGCGAGCCTATAGGCATTAGAGCCGCGTTTATGTATATCTCGTCTCCACCCTCTACCGGACTTAAACCAATGACTTCTCTAGCCTCGTTCCTCGTCATTATTCCTGTGTTTACTGCGCTAGTAATGTTCTCGTAGGTCTTTCTCTTTCTCTCGGCAAGAGCAGGTATGGCCTCAAAGTCGTAGCAGAACTCAAGTTCGTCTGAGAACATAGGCACGAGCCACTCATTGAGGTCGGACTGTATTAGCTTTAAGTGCGGGATAATTGTCTCCTCGTAGAGAGCAAGCCTTGCCTCGGCTACGTTGCTGTAGGTCTGGCTGTCTGGGACACCTACTAGTTGGTTAGGCACGCCAAAGCACAGCGCGATATCTGTAGCGCTCATGTGCTTAAGGTTTATGAAGTCCATGTCCTTTGGACTAAGTCCCATTTCCTTCCAGTCAAAGTCCCCTTCCAGAAGCATCGGTCTGCCCGCGTTCTGTGAACCGGCGAACCTGTTGTTAAGATCGGTGAGAAGCTGCTGCCTCTGCGATTCGGAAAGATTTACGCTGAAACCTTGGTCGTCTTTAGGCTTGAAGACCACCGCGCCGCTAGGTCTCGCACCGTTGTTTAGGAGGTTGATGTTGTGCTGACTGCTTAGATTGTGCTGGTCCACCTCTTCCGCCGCTGCCTGTAATGGCGAGAGTCCGTAGTAGTCGTCTAGTGGATTCCAGAGCTTGATGTGCTTAAGCTCGGAGTTCCCGGTATCCGGGTCAATAGGGAATATGTTCTGTATTCTTCCGTTTACCATATACTCGTATCTGTCCGGTATCGGCTTTCCCGCTCCCTTGATGTTCACTCTGTCGGGTCTTAGGAGATGTAGCTCTCTGGGCGTTCCCACGTCGCTTCCTATCTTGAGAATGTAGGCGTTTCCGCTGAGAAGAAGGAATCCGAAGAGGCTGTTGAAAAACTCTGTATTGGACTGCAGCGGGTTAGGTCTGTCTAGAAGATCAATGAGAGGGTGGTTCTCAACCTGCATGTCTCCGTTCTTGACCATGTAGCTTACGCTCCCGGCACCCTTGCTTATCTCGTTCACGCATCTGTAGACGATAGCGTTCTTTAGGTATCCTTCCTTTGCTAGGTCTTGGTACTTGTAGTTTTTTGCGCTCCCGGAACTTACGCCGAAGTATCCGACCATGTTGCTATTCTCTAGCTTGGTCTCGGCGTTTCCAAAGAAGCTTCTGATGTCGTCTAGTAAAGCCATTAACTTATTCTCCAGTCTACTCTGCCCCTTGACTTGCTTAGCTCGGTCATGCCCCAGACAAGCGCGTCCAATCTATCGGGACTGCTTTTAATATCACCTACATAGCTGCACATCTGCGCTTCTAACTCCGGAAACATTCCGACGTGGTGTACTCTTCTCTGTTCATAGAGCGCAGCTATTGGCTCTGCCCTTACGAGCTTGCCTCTAGTTGCGTGAACTGACCTATAAGGTATATCGCTGTCTATACTTCTTAGAAGTCTTTCCACCAGGTCGCCTCCATTGTTTACCTCAGCAACTATTCTGTCGGCTTCCCACTCATAGAAAGCCTTGATAGCCATTCTACCCCATTTATCTGCAGAATACCTACCGGAAAGGTCTTCAAGAACGTAGAAATAATTATGGGCATCTTTACCGACTACGATTATCCCGGTCTCGTCGGAATTCGCGTTTGCCGTGACTGCCGGGTCTATAGCTACTATTATCTGAGTAAGCTCTCTCTCGTCATGAATCCGGGACTCCTCTATCATCTGGCTAGTCCAGAGCGCTCCCTCTACGTTATCTACTATCTCGGCGTAGAGCTCTTGCCTTCCTAGAGTAGTTCCCTCGTACCTCTCCTTGAGCATGGTCAATGCGCTTTCCGCTAGATTGCCCTCGTTCTCAAATGTATTCCCTCTGGTCACGAAACAGTCTTCCCTTTCCATAAGAGACTTGATTATCTTGGAGGGCTTCGGCGTGGTCGTGATTACGCACTGCGGCTTGTCTCCTAGCCTAAGTCCAAACATAAGCTGGTCAAAGGTCTCCGGGTATCTCCATGCGGCTAACTCGTCACACCAAGCTCTGTGGAACTGCGGTCCCCTGAGTCTGTCCGGCTCTTGCGCGGCGAATCCTGAAATCTTGGACCCGTTCTGCAGTCTTATCTCCGAGGTAGATGATGAGTAGCCCTTGTAAGCCGATCTAGAGAAACACTCTTTGGGAATGATTGAGAGCAGTCCGGACGGGCCGCCGAAGCAAACTCTTCTTAGGTCTCCGTGGGTCGGGGCAACTACTGCGCAGTTACTTCCGGGATTCCTGAGGGCGTAGAGAGCTATGTCCTGTGCACCGGTCCTCGTCTTTCCCCAACCTCTTCCGGCTAGTATTAACCAGATGTAGTATTCCTCGTCGGGGGCAATCTGCTTGTCTCGGGCCGTCTTTAGCCAGTTAGTGTACAGCGCTATCGTCTGCTTGTTGCTTTCCTCTTGCAACTTCGTCAAGCAGTTCCATAGCCTCTCGGAAGGCTGTTTCTTCTGTGATATTTCCATTCAGTTCTACCTTTTCGGTTGTCTCGCCTAGCGCGATCTTGGCTAGTTTCTGTGTGGAGAGTGCTGCGTTAGCCAAGGCATTTACCTGAGTCGGCTGCAGCGACTTCTTCCCGGCGTTCATGTCTTCGGTATTCTTTCTTATGTTCGCGCCTATGGTCTGAATCAGTGCCCTAGCCAAAGTGAGACTGGTATTGTCAAACCTCTTGGATTCCTCTGCTAGGTTCTTTATTCTCTGGCGGTCTATAGTGAGTAGGTATTCCTGCTGGAATCTTTCTTTTTCAAGACGCCAGTTATCCTTGTTGGCTACTCTGTAAAGCGTTGATTTAGCTACGTTATGCTTTGTTTTCTCTTTGAGGTCTTGCGTTAGTTTTTTCTTCTGTGTTTTTTTGCTCATTAATTCCCAGATTTTCTCGGTAATATAACCTTTTACGGAATAATAAACAATCTTACCCGCTGAGGTAAGTCTTGTGGGTGACCTTTAGTCGTTACTTAAGTTTGAGTAGCAGAAGCTTTATGTCCAATTCAGTTATCTGGACCTCTAGTATCTGGTTAAGATCGGAAACGGCGTTCGGGTCGTCCATTACGAAGCTAAGCGCCTGGTAGAGTATCTTCCTCTCGTTGTCCGTTATGTCGTTATCCATTTTCTTCAACTCCGTTTATGTCTCTGCAGAAGTTGAGGACGGCGTCAAGATTGTTCCGCTTGTATCTGGCGTCGTTCTCTATTATGAGCTCAAGTTCCTTTATTATCCGGAAGAGCGTCTTATCTTTATCGTTCATTCCTCGCCCTCGTAGGACCATAGCTCGGTGGGAACTAGGGTTTTGTATCTGTTATCAAGCATTCGCCTAGTAATCCAGTAGGCGTCAGAGAATATCCATTCCTCATGCTCACATGATTGGTACCTGTAAGACCTTAGGAGACCTACCAGCTCTTCCGTGGAGACTCTTGTCTTTCCCTTAGCCTTGCTTCTGCAGTCCGCGAAGTACTCGGTGAAGTCCTTGCAGCCCTTGTAGTGTTCCGGGTATCTCGCCATTAGCGATCTGAGGTTTTCCCTAGCTAGGATTTCCGCTAGAACCTTTGCGCCGTATCTGTAGGGCTGTTTGGTTACCGGGTTCACTCCCCGGGCTCCCGCTTCTTCTCCCATAATATTTCCGGTATGCCTGACGATCTCCGCTATGTGCTCAGCGCTGCATAGCCAGGCACTCATCTAGCCACCTCATAGTCCTTAGTAATGATACCGACTTCACTACTACCTCTGAAATGCGCTTTGACGAAAGTGTGCCTTCCGTTGGGAAGACGTCTTAGGTGCTTCCTTACGCTATGCAGCTTGGTTCCGGCAGTCCTGTTGCCAAGGTTCCTATTGGAATTCTCCTTGTTCGCATACATATTGACTTTCAGAACTTTATGTTCCCAAGCAGGTTTCTGCGTGAGAGTAGAGTACTTGAACTTTCTGGGATTGATTATGCTAGGTCTTAGGCTTGGCTCTATCCCGGGCTTCTGCGTAGTCTCTGTGATCTGCGGAAACTGTAGCCTCAGGTTGAGCTCTACGAGAATCTCGTTGCAGACAGCCATGTAGTTGTTCAGACTCTCGTTAGTGTACATGCCTCCTTCTGTTGCGGAGGTATCTATCCAATCCCTGAATAGGTTCTCCTCGTTAAGCCAGTAGGTGTAGCTGCCGTCGTTGTGCCAGGTTATAGAGTAGCAGTTGAAGTCCATGTAGAACTTCTTGAATTTCTGGCTAAATGGCATGAGCATTACCTGCACGCAGGACTTCGGTCCCTCGTGCTCGTAAGGACTTCCTTCCGGCTCCGTCTGCGCTCCCGAGTCTACGGCCCAGAGATTGTAGACTACGTCCGAAACCGGACTCTCGTACTGTACGTAAATAGAGTCGTAGGGCATGTAGAGCTCTAGCTCTTTAGAAAGTTTGTCCTTCTCGTCCAAAGTTAGATCGGTGCCTTCGTCGGAAACCGGGAGAAAAAACTTCGCCGACTGCGAGATTCCTTGAGATAGCGCTCTCATATAGGAGTACATCTTCTCAGGCTTAATCGGACCCTCTGCGTCTGGCTGTATCATGTGGTTAGCAGCCGTAAAGTGGTCCGTGAACTTCGTCTTCTTCAAGTCCTTATTTATTAGGTTGTGTCCGTGAAGAAGCTTCTCTAATATCATCTTATTCATTATCTTCCCCCTTCCGCTTTTCTCTTAAGTCTCGTCTCGGCTCTCCTAGCGTTGTTTTTCTGCCTAGCACTCTCGTTCTCTTCTCTGAAAATCTCTACGGCGATGTACTCTAAGAGCTCCTCGTCAGATAAGCTAGTCTCGTTCCAGTGGAGGTCTAGAATCTTCGGAGTTACGACCAAGGTCGTATAGTCGTTGTACTTTTCGTCTACGAAGCTATAGCTGAATCTTTCGGGATTTTGCGGTTCACGTTTCTCAATAGGATAGTAGTCATAGTAGACGTATCTTTCGTTCTCGTAGAACATGCCCGCAAATGATTTACCGTTGTCTTCCCAATCAAAGGGCTTAGGTTCTCTTACGATCTTAGTCTTCTTCATTTTACGTTCTCCTTCCAGTAGTCATAGTTCCTCTTGTCAGAGAAGAGGTCGTCCATGTCTCTCTGGCACTCTTCAAGGTTTCCGTTCCTGTGATTAAGCATAGCCCTCTTTAGAAGCTCTAAGTCTAGGTTACCCGACATGATTTCAAGAATCCAGCCAGTACTTCCGTAGTAATCGTACTGATCTAAGAAGCTCTCTACGTCGCTGTATTCAAGTTCTCTATTCTTATAATTATTCCAGTCGGCTTCCTCTATGACACTATTTATGACCCATTTAGCCTGGTCTATAGAATCATAAAAATAAGTACGAATGAAATATTCTACTCGGTTACCTTCGCTGTCCTTGACGTAGATGCGTCTGTCTTTGAAAGGGGTCTCCCCGTGATATTCAATACAAATGGTATAGCCTTTGTATTTTCTTTCTTCATAGTCTTTCATTTTATCTCCTGCCTTTCGGCTTTTTCAATTTATCTTCGGATATTAG